AAGACCAGATAGAAGACTTAGACATAACAGAACTTTAATGAATGTAACTGGATTCAATCCACACATTGGACAACAGAGAGTAATTAATACCATAGTAGATACACCTCAAAAGTATATCACTGTGGTTTCTCCGCGTCAACAAGGTAAAAGTTTACTCTTAATCAACCTAATCCTATACTATGGTATAAATGACAAAGGTAGTAAGATAGGAATAATAGCACCAATCTACAGTCAAGCAAGAAAACTAATGGAAGATCTATACGAAGCCATTAAAGATTCAGGTCTAGTCCATTCAACAAACTTCTCTAACTTTGAAATCAAACTTAAAACAGGTTCTAAGATATACTTTAGATCTAGTGAGAGAGAAGACGGATTAAGAGGTTACACATTCACGTATCTATTTATGGATGAGGCATCATATCAAACAGAGTCATCTTACCGTAGAGCAATAGAACCAACAGCATTAGTACATGGTAAGAAAGTAGTCCTGTTTAGTACACCACGAGGTAGGGATTGGTTCTATTCGATGTACCAACTTGGACAGAACCCTGAGTATCCCAACTATGCCAGCGTGCGCATGGAACAGGGTGATAATCCTTATATAGATCAAGAAGAAGTAAGAGCAGCAAAGAAGGTTTTACCAGATGCCATCTTTAGAGCAGAATACCAAGGAGAATTCTTAGAAGGAGAATCAATGGTCTTCAGTAACTTCAAAGTAAACACATTCCCTAAATACCCTACTAGAAATGGAAAGGTTTATATAGGTGTAGATTTAGGTAGAGAATCAGATTATACAGTAGCAGTTGCAATGGACCAATCGGGTAATGTAATAGAAATATACAGAGATAACCAAAAGGATTGGGAAGTAATGCAGAATAATATCTTAGCATTAGCAAAGAAGTATGCAGCAACTATAATGATTGAGACTAACTCTATGGGTACAGTTATCTTTGAGTCTATTAAAAAACAATACCAAGACACACACCCGTTCGTTACCTCTAACTCTAGTAAGAAAGACATAGTAGAATCTTTAATACTTGCATTTAACGAGGGTCAGATCATGATACCCGATGAAACTCTATTTCCTGAGTTACACCACGAACTCGAAGTATTTGAGATGTCATATAATCCTAAGACTAGGAATGTCAGATACGCAGCGCGGACACCATTCCATGATGATATTATTATAGCACTCTGTATTTCAAACTGGAACCGTCTACAAAATAAATCATACGGAACCTACGCGGTACTCGGTCGAAGGTAATTCATAACACTAAACTTTTATATTTAATACTATATGAGCATCACAGCAAACATAAACGACATTAAGTGGACAGTACCAGAAAGACTGACCATTGAAGAGTGGCAACAGTTACAACAATGGGAGTTTGAGAACACTGCACATTGGCCATGGATTATCAATACTATTAGCTCCATCCCGGCGGAGGAGTTTAATGGTGCAGATCCAGAGAGTATGCAACTGTTTATGGGTTTTATAATCTCAGCGATGAACCGAAGAACTCTGAAACACCAACCTAAATTAGAAGGTATAAAGTTTGGACAGTTCGTAGATCTAGATTGTTTCGTGTCTCTTGGTATTGAGAAGCACATGAAAGAGATGTTAGACATCTTAGAGGTTGATACACCATGGGCAAATGAAGCACTCGCATCTCTAGATCAATACATCAAATGGCGTGGTACAATATATAAACAGTACGCACAACTATTTGACCTTAATGGTACTGACAGTGAGTTAATAGATGTGACTGATTTCGATCCTAAAGATGTATCGCGTGGTTGGTATAAAGTAATAGTAGAACTAGCAGGTGATGACATACTTAAGATGGATCAGATAACAGAAGAACCACTACATAAGGTGTTAACCTTCTTACAGATAAAGAAAGAGAAAGCAGTCGCAGCGGCGCAACTCGCACGTAAACAAAACCAAAAGAAATGACATACAAAGAGATTATAAACAGATTCAGACAAGTCACATCAGAACACCGCATGTTGAAAGACTTCGGTTATGGCCAACTGTCAGACCTAAAGACTCAATCACAATTGGGACCTGAAGAACAAGGTGTAGATTACCCTTACTTATTCCTATTACCAGGTACGAGTAACAGAACACAGTCAGTAATGAACTACTCATTCAACATGATAGTAATGGACATGGCACGAGGTGAAGAAGGTGATCAGTATGACAACTACATCTCAATCCAATCACAGTGTCAACAATACATCGACGACGTGTTAGCGAGACTCTATTACTACTATAAGGACCAACCTGAGATTACCTTAACTGGTATCACATACACTCCATTCAAAGAGAAGTATCAAGATGTGTTAGCAGGTATGACAGCATCTATAACTATCCAAGTACCAACACCACTTAATGAGTGTATCGCACCGTTCCAGTCATTCTTAAATGTAGCTGAAGTAAGTAACACAGTTGAGTATACTCTAGGACCAGATACTGGTGATGATAAAGCATTTACTTATAATAATGTTATCTATGATCCTGAGAACGAATGGGAACTTAACACGTATACCTCAACACAACAAGGCTTATATAAGTTTGTCATAGATCAACAGATAACACTGAATCAACCCGCAGTTGGTGAGGTAATACCATTACAACCTAAGCTTAAGCAATTAGTAGACGGTGGACCTAATATAGACATCACAGCTACTGAAACTAGTGGATGGCCTACAGTATTTGTAGATACTTCAACAGTATACAGATATCAAGCTACTTACTATGCAACAGTACCTGCACCAGGACCTACATATGTATGGGAAATAGTCTACATGATCGATCAAGCAGGTCAACCTGAATCAACGTTTCAACAACTCATAGGAGGTAACCTTAAAATATCAAGAGAAGAGTAATGGCAGAAACAGTAAGTGATTTCATTAATGACTTAGCACTACTAGGTGAAGCACTCTCAGATCCACAAGAGATGTTAGCAGAGATTGGTGATCAAGTAGTACAGACTATGAGACAGAATGTACCTGTAGATACTGGTGCACTTAAAGGTAGTATCAGTTGGTCGTTCAATGGAGTTAACTCTATAGAGTTTAACATGTTAGAGTATGGACTGTATCAGAACTACGGAGTACGCCCTAACTATAATAGACAATCATTTCATAAACCATTCACAAGTGACTTTGGTGGTATAACACAACCGAAACCAGCACCAGGATTTGGTTTTGGTACCGGTTACCAAAACAGAGCCTTTGGTTTACCAGCGCGAAAGTTCTACGATGAACTAATAATATCAGAATACATAGGAGCGCAGTTCCTAGAAGAAATAACAATAGACTTTTAATTATGGCATTAACAATAAGTAACCTTACACAAAAACCAACCACACCCTTTGATATGGCGTATGGCGCCAATCCTATCACACTCAGTGGTATCGGTGTACTAGAAGACAAGTATGTCTTACGTATTTTTATAGTAGGTCAAACTGATCCAATCGCAGATGTTAGACAATCACCTAACAGATATGCAAAGGCTATCTTTGATATACAGAATATCTTACAGACTCAAGTACAACCAACTATATCAAACATAGATGGTTTACACTACTCTGAAACTTTCGCATACCAGAACACTAGAATGCAGGTAGCAAATGGAGAACTAGTACAGTATCAGATCGCATTCACTACTGAGACAAATGGTCAAGTAGATGAGGCAAATTTAGTTATTGATCCTACTATCTACACCGCTATTGGTGGTTCTAAAGAGTATTGGCAAGTACCTTACACAGAAGGGAATGAATTCATAGTTACCGCAAGTGGAGATGATTCGAATCCTGCGTGTACTGTCATTAATTCACCAGCAAGACCACTATCAGATAATACATGGACTATCGCAGACACAGAAACAGGTGATACCTTACTTACTGTTAATGGAGGTTATCCTTCTCCCGGCGGGATAGATGTACAAAATGTGTATATTGATGATCAGTGTACTAAATCATTTTGGCAAAGAGTTAATAGATCTGGTCAACCTGTTGCACCTGCCACAAACGTTAGAGGTATCGAAGGGTTTTGGATCTTACAGTCTAATGCAGCAGGTATCATCTTTAGTACTTCATTCTTAACGAACACGCAATCAAATGGAGGTGGACCTAACATAACCCTAGGTCAAGGTCTAATACCATCAGGTAACTTCAATGTAATCACACTCGCAACAGGACCTGCTAACTTTCCACAAGGTACACTATCCACAGCATGTACACACTACTATATAGTTCCAATTCTTTGGACTCCACAAGTGTGTTCAACTGATGATCAATCACAGATACCAGTAATGTCAGAAGCAGCGTGGCGAATCCAAAGGTATAACATAATACAAGAACCTTGTAATGATTACGATCATATCCAGTTTGCTTGGATGAACTCAGAAGGTTATAGAGATCAATTCACATTTACTAAGCGTAATGAAAAGAAGATAAATATTACACGTAATGACTTCTTAAAAGAGGCAGCAGATTACAATGCCACTTCATATTCAGTTGATAAACAATCAAGAGGATTTACTACATACTCACAAGATATTAAAGAAGTATGGACTGCTACATCAGGTTATATGAATGACAAAGAAGCACAACTATTAGAGTCTATGTTTAAGTCTCCATCAGTGAATGTAAGATTCTCTACTGGTGAATACGCAAACCAATGGATTCCAATTAACTTGATCTCTTCATCATATACTGAGAAGACTTACAGAAAAGACAGACTGTTCCAATACACAGTTGATTATAAATTAGCATCAAATATTAAATCGCAAAGAGGATAACATATGATACAACTTAAGATTTACAAAACAAAAGGAGTTAACGAAACAGCTCTCTTCTTAGATCTATACGAGACTGA